ATGAACCACTTATTCCGCTACTTCCAGAAGTTCCAGAAGAACCGCTTGTTCCAGATGAACCACTTGTTCCGCTACTTCCAGAAGTTCCAGAAGAGCCGCTTGTTCCACTACTTCCAGAAGTTCCAGACGAACCACTTGTTCCGCTACTTCCAGAAGTTCCAGATGAACTGCTTGTGCCACTACTTCCAGAAGTTCCAGATGAACCACTTATTCCGCTACTTCCAGAAGTTCCAGAAGAACCGCTTGTTCCAGATGAACCACTTGTTCCGCTACTTCCAGAAGTTCCAGAAGAGCCGCTTGTTCCACTACTTCCAGAAGTTCCAGAAGAACCGCTTGTTCCAGATGAACCACTTGTTCCGCTACTTCCAGAAGTTCCAGACGAACCACTTGTTCCGCTACTTCCAGAAGTTCCAGAAGAACCGCTTGTTCCAGATGAACCACTTGTTCCGCTACTTCCAGAAGTTCCAGAAGAACCGCTTGTGCCACTACTTCCAGAAGTTCCAGATGAACCACTTGTTCCGCTACTTCCAGAAGTTCCAGAAGAGCCGCTTGTACCACTACTTCCAGAAGTTCCAGATGAACCACTTGTTCCGCTACTTCCAGAAGTTCCAGATGAACCACTTGTTCCGCTACTTCCAGAAGTTCCAGAAGAACCGCTTGTGCCAGAAGAGCCGCTTGTGCCACTACTTCCAGAAGTTCCAGATGAACTACTTGTTCCGCTACTTCCAGAAGAACCGGATGAACCGCTTGTTCCAGAAGAACCGGATAAACCGCTTGTTCCAGAAGAACCAGATGAACCGCTTGTTCCAGAAGAGCCAGATGAACCGCTTGTACCAGAAGAACCTGAAGTTCCACTGCTTCCGCTAGTACCACTTGATCCACTTGTGCCTGATGAACCAGATGGCCCTTGCACTCCTTCAATTTTACTTATTAAAATTCTACTTGCAGGATAATCGTTTCTTACATTTATATTTTGTGATGTCGAATCATTATGAAAAACATATATTTCAAAAAAATCATTATTTGCTAATGTTAATGTAGAACTAAAATTTATTACCGTATACTCATTATTAGTCGATACGCTATTATAAGAATATCTACCTTGAAGAGAAGCTGTGTTTCCATTTTTAACTATAAATACCGATCTAGTAGTACCAGCGGTTCCCCCAGATGCCCAACTTACATAACCATCAATATTTACAATATAAGACGCTCCAGAACTATTTGTAAATCTATTTGATGAACTAAAAGTTAAACCAGTAGACCCTTGACTATTTGCAGTATCAGCGGTATTCCAATCTACTATAGTATCTGTACTTGAAGTTATAGTTTGAGGAGTATTACTATATCTAGCTAAAGTATTAGCCACTGTTGGAGTGCCGCTTGTTCCTGACGAACCGCTGCTTCCACTAGTTCCGCTAGATCCTGAAGTTCCACTTGATCCAGAAGTTCCTGATGTACCACTAACAGGTGTGATTTCAATACCACGAAAAGTTAACACATTTGCAGTTGTAGCTGATAACGCGAATAATATTGGCTTGGATATCTCACCATAAGCTGTCGGCTCAACTGATTGCCATGTTCCAGAAGTAGTCGTATTTAAAAAGTAAACAGTTCCAGCAATCAAACCCGACAAACCAGTTATCAATCCATCTACTACCACTTTAAAAGTATTTGCAGTTACCGACTTAACAACACCCAATACTTCTGCATGTGCGGCGCTGTCTGCTTGCGCTTTAAAATAATTTGTTCCATCGAATCTAATAACATCACCGGCAATAAAACCATGAGCAGCAACAGTAAACTCTTCAATTAAAGAAGTGCCGCTCCCTGTATCTAATTGTTTTTTTACAATGTTATCTTCAACTACTAATTTATATAAATTTTCTGAAGTTGTTGTTGTTGGCAATTCAGTAAACACTAAATTATTACTACCACTATAATACAACGTACCTGTTGTTAAACTATCTGAATCAGAAAATACTGGCAAATAGCCACTAACACCAGATCCATCAATTACTTTTTTACCACTTAACGGACTAAGATTTATTGCTTGATTTATATATCCAGAACTAATATATAAAGTATCTGAGAATTCTGAAACAACCTCATCAGTATTAATTGCGCGAACTTTAACAAAATAATTAGCATCTTCTTTTACTGGAAAAATAAAAGATGGATCTATTGTAGAATATACAAAATCAGCAAAACCAGTTATTCTTTTTGCTATTTGTATTCCTGTTACAGTATCATTTAAATCATTGAACCCACTAATATTAGGTGTGAAAATTGATAAATATCTAACATCAGAATACGTGCCAGTATATACATTACCACTAAAATATCCACCACTTGGCAAAAAACTAAATTCATTATTACCAGTATAATCATAGCATAGAAAAACTTCTGAAGAATTTGAAATTCCAGAAGGTATTCTTATTTCTGTAATATAATTTATTCCTGTAGAGTATTGATCATAAATACCTGTTGGCAAAGAACCTAAATTATCAGTATAAATTGTATGGTCATTCCATCGTATTCCTGAAGACCCATAATTTTGAAAAATTGTACCAGATGAACTTAATCCAGTTCCAGTACCGTATAATATTGATGAAATTTTATCTAAAGATCTATTTTGTAAAAAATAATCGTATTTATTAGAGTTAGATCCACTCTCTTCAACTAAAACATGAAACGAACAATCTTGAGACTCTGTAATCGCATCCCACTTCACAAAAATATTTAAATCTAATTCTTTAGAAGTCTTATTAAAATTATTAAACGCATAGCCAGTAACATTATTTATTTTTTCTGGCAAAAATGCCTCAGAATAAGAAGACGGTTTTATACCTGAAGACGTTATTTTTTGACCGCTAGAAAAATAACTATAAGGAATCAAATGAACATAATAAGGAAGCCTTATTTCATTATCTGTTAGTTGATTTTGATTTAATCGAATTAAATCTGGAACATAAACGTTATCTAAAGATGGAGCGTTATAATTTGCGTAATATAAATAATCTTGACTTGAAGGATCAAAAGATTGACCAGTTGTTACAAATAAATCTAAAGATTCAATTATTTGTCTATCTGTATAGTTTAAATTTAAATTTGTTGTGTTATCTATGCTATAACCACTAATTTGTACACTTGGCACGCCAAAATTTATTAAAGCAGTTCCAGTGCTTGTTCTGCCTTGAAAATCTTGACTTACTATATCAATAAAAAATTGATTATAATTAACAGCACTATTTGATCCGGTAATCGATGAGAATATACTAAACAACTCTTGAGAAGTTATTTTATAATTAGTTCTATTAAAAGCGTTAGTATCTGTAAAAATTAAACTTCTTCCAGTATCATAATAATTAACATAAAAACCAGAAAACCCCACATCGTTAACAAAAGAAGTAATTAAATCTTTAGTTATTGGTCTTTCTACAACCCAAGACAAAGAAACCTGATTTTCAGCCATGAAGCCGCTGACAAAGGAATTCGAAGGATCTATTCCAAAACTTGTTGGCGAATAAGTGGTATTCTTTGACGAAAAAATACCGTTTAAACTTAAATCAATATTTTTTATAGCAAAAGCGCTATCATAATCAATTCCTGTGTTGCTAATGAATGCCATATTATACTTTACACATTAATTAAACGCATATTGGAATCAAAAGCATACAAATCTATATCGAACACTACAGTATTATTGTTTTGTAATGATATGTTCTGTCCAAGAAAAATAGAAATTTTACCTGCTTGGTTCTTATATTGTTTAAATTTTAAAACTTTTCCATCTTTTATGATTGTGCAGTATAAACCATTGATATATTTATTATTCTCTAATATAGAAAACAGTTTAATAAAATTAATCTCTATACTTAGGTAGTTTTTAAAATTGAAAGCGTCTGTTAAAATCTCATTTTCTATAGAAAAAGAATAATCAAAATTAATATTTATCGCTTGGATATAAGATAAAGGTGTTTGTTTTATGTTTTCATTTATTACAGTATCAGAAAAAGCAGGTCTTATATAATCATCTGTAGCAAATATCACTTGTTTTTTATTGTATTGATTTTCATCTATATATTCATTTTTGTCCACAACATCGAATTTTTCAGCATTGTATTTCATAGCTGAAATTCCATATTCGTTTGCAGACGCTTCATTCATACCTACAACTCTATATAAATCTTCTTGTTCAGCATCATTTTCTAAATATATAGAAAAATTAGCGTCAGATCTTAAATTAGAAAAGCTATTATACATTGGCAATGGATATCTAGAAAATGTTATTTCATTTATTTTTGCAAATTGAGTATTAAAAGCTGCAACCGCATATAAAGGATTCCCTTTCGTTCTTGGCTGTGGATCTGTTAATTTTTGTTGATTTAAATAAAAAGTTACGTTAACTCCGTCATATGATATGGTCAATAAATCAGAACTTGTTATAGATTTATTAAAATTAAATGGAACCGCTACTGGATAACCAGGAAAAACTCCTAATAAATTTCCGCTATTTATATAAAAAGCATACTGAATATCTTCATAACTATTTGATATATTATTAGCAGAACTTAAACCACAAATAAAAATTTGAGAAACTTCTGCAACTTTAAAAGAAATTTGACAATCTTCAACATAACTTTGCTTTGTAAAAGCTTTTTTATCCCAAGCTGCCGCTGAAATCAAATCAGACGATAAGGTTCTTCCATTATCAGAAGCTATAGCTTTGCTTTTTATATTCCAACTAAAATAATCATAAGGCAATAATTTTAATTTTAATTCTGAATTATCGCTTTCAAAAATACTCAACGTGCTTTCTAATGGTTCGTCGTTAACAATTGATAAAATTTTTATTCTTTTACCAATCACATCGTTTTTAAGCTCTCTATCAATATATATATAATTATTTTTAAAATCTAAAGACGTAACCTTTCCAAATTCCAATTTAGAATTTTTAAGATTATCTGCTATTCTAATTATATCTCCTATTTTTAAAAGACTAGCTTCTATACCAGTGGAAAAAGCAACTGTTTGCGACTCTAGTTTACCTGTTGTTAAAAACCATTTACCTATTCTTTCGGCTTGATACTTAGAAGTTATTCCAAAGCCTAATATTTCTTTTTCTATTAAACCGTATTTTTTTATTAATGCAGAATCTTCAACATAGACCACTTTATCTTTAAAATTATCTGTTTTGTCTAAATATGATACTTTAGCAACCGAATATGAAGATTCTAAATTAGAAGAGCTATAATTAAAAAGACCCTCTTTTACGTTTGAATTTGTAAAAACATAAGAAGTAGCTTTTTTCACATCTGTATTTAAATTTAAAAGACCATTTTTAAAATAAAAAATACCTCTAAAGACAGACGATAAATCACTTAATATTTTCAACCCCTCTGTGGCTTCATTTATATAGATATTAGCAGAAAATCTAGGTTCTAAAAAATCTCCATATTCTGGATGTTTTACAACACATTTTCCAGACGCTACATTTAAAGAGCTATCAAAAATCTTTTTATTTCTAAAAGATAACGATATGTTTTCAGCGGTAGAATCATATGTATTTATTGAATTTGATATATTATTTAAATACGATATAGCAAAGCTTTTAGCGTTATCTTCTGTATTTAAAACTTCAGGATTCCCAACGATATACTGCTTTAAAGAATCATAAAATCTACCAGAATTATCAGATTCAATAAATTTTCTAATACCAAAATCATTACATAACTTTATTTTTACTGTATTTCCTACTTTTGTTACTGACAATATAATTTTTTTAAAATTTATGTTTATATTTTCATCAAGATTATTCTTTATATTATATAAATATATTATGCTTTTTTCTGGGTATCTAGTTTGTAATGTATTTAAAGCCTCAATTGAAGTAAAAGTTATTGTATTGTAATCTGTTTGATTTAATTGTATTTTATTATCGAAAGTGAATTCATCTTCTTTATATTTGGTTCCAGCATTAGTAATAACTAATTCATCGCAAAATTTAGATATTTTATATAACTCCCATTTATTTAAATCTTTTTCAGACATTGATGATTTAGCTAAACCGTATCTGCTATTTATACATAAATCATAAAAAATCCAAGCCGGATTATCAGTCCATTTTAATAATTTACTAAAATCTCCGCTCCAATCCTCATCGTATTGTCTAGCATCAGAGTCGTAATTATTCGGGACTTTTACTTTTAATAATTTACAATCAAAACTTCTAACCGGAATATTAGCAAAGTGTTTAGCGCTAATTGTATTTTGACAAACCGCTGAATAAGGATAAGAAAACGCATAATCTACTCTTTCAACTATAGAATCTATTGAGAAACTTCTAGAATTATTACTTAATGTTCTATTTTTTGAACCAATTGCGGTCAATCTTTTTTCTACACTATACACATTTATTAAATATTCTGGAGGATTTCCAGATAAATTAGCTCCTCTCTTAAATTGTATTTGAATTGGTATTACAACAGGATTTCCTTTTGCAACAAAGTAAGATTGATAATAAAAATATGTTGTAGTTTTTTCTGTAACATTAGTAACCGATAATACAAAACGAATATTATTTCCACAAGTTTCTCCTTTTCCTCCTATATAAAAGCATGTATCTATTTTTACATTTACAGTCGCTGAAGTTATATATTTATTTTTTACATAATGAGAGAAGCTTCTCGCTTTATTTTTTAAATATATTAATTGTTGATATAATGGATTAGACGTTAAATCAGAAAACTGTTCTCCTATATACGATTTATCTAAATTATTAAAACTAGCTATATTTGGATCTTGATCTAAATCGTAAACTCTAGAATCATAAGAGTAGACACTGCTTGATATATCATTAAAATTGTTTACTTCATTTCCTAAAGTTAAATTAAAATTAGCTGCTGTTAAATTTAATAAATTTGTGTTTTTATCTTTTACTGAAATATCGTTGTAATAAATACCATAAGCTAATGAAGAATTTCTATTTTTAACCGTAGAATTCAAATCAAGCAAATTTAAAATATTACCATCTTTATCTACCAAACCTTCAATAGGCCCTTCACATAAAAGATCATTGCTTTCATAAAAAGATTCTGTATCTAAAGTCGCATCTGCTGTTATAAAAGAAGATGCATATGATATCGTAGAAACTAAATCATTTTCTATAAATATTTTAACTACATCTGCTCCAGATGAGGAAGCGCTTAAAGAAGATGTGTTTATTAATAAATTTGGATCTGAACTGTTAGAACCCTGCTGAACCTGATTTGAAGCTCCAATACTTTGCGGAATATCTCTTTCCATGTCTTCCGTTAATCTTACTGGATATATTGAATTCGCGCCCATAAATTAATTATTATTAATTTTATTTGTTAATATTACATCATTGGCAACAACGATACTTCCTATTTTCAATCTTCCATAACCTATAGGAATTGACACGTTTCTTTTAGTTACGTTTTCATAACCAGAAAAGAGTCTTGAATTATTTTTAATATCTTTTGGGGCTTTTGGAGTCATTAAACTGGTTATTAACATTGAAATTCCTGTCGATATCGCTATCAAAAGAATAGCAATTAATATATCAAAACCAAGTGTTGATCCCAATATCAATGGAACAACCTCTATTTTCGAATCTTTTTTTAATATTGGCGAATTAAAATATTCATGAGCTACTGGTTTATCATCAACATATATGATAAAGTGTGTTAAATATTCCTGAAAATTACCCAAAGCTTCTAACAATTTTCCACTATTAGCCTCAATAGCTTCAAATGCTTCAAAAACAGTTTTGACATTTAAATGCCATTCTGTTTTCACATAGTTTTCGAAAATACCATGTAATTTAATATTAACCATATATTATATTAATTTACACTTCTTTTCTTTAAAGATGTTTTGTTTAATATCATAGATAATCATATTTAAATTATGATATTTTTGATAAAATAAATCAACATTAGAAAAATCAAAGCTTTCAGGATGACTATGAAAATAGTATAAAATTGTGTAATTATTTTTTATTTGCAAGTAATCTTTAGGAGAAACTAAAACGTGATTTTGTTTTTCTGGGTGTTTATTATCGACTGGAATGAATTTAATTACCGAGTCTTTTTCTACAATAAACCCACAAACCTCTTCATTAGCATTTTTATTAGAATAAGATCGCAATTCATCATGTATTTCAGGTTTTAGATTCATTGTTGTATGGGAATGTAGCTGGAAAGGCCCCAAATGGTAAATACGGCTTATCCTTAGTTAAATTAACATTATCATTAAATCTTAATCTACATCCTCTTAAAGTACGCGAGCATTTATCTTGTTTCCAAACGTCAGTATTTTGTGAAGGATATTTATTTACATTATTAATTATGCAAACAAAATAATTTTTTGGTTTGTTTAAAGAAACTATTTCCGATTCATCGTTTTCTAAATTAGCGTTAGAAACAGCATCTACATAAATAAAATCTCCAACCACATAAGAAGTGGTAGCCAACCATTCATTTTTATATGTTAAGCTCGTTAAATTATAACTGCCATTATAAGGTAAATCATATAAATCTCCTGAATTAGTGCTATTCGCTTTTTTAACAAAAACTTTATCATTTTCATCAGCAACTGGCGCTCCTAAATAACCGTTGAAACCACCCGCTATTGTTACTGGTAATTTAGGCCCTGAATAATCTCTATTGTTTCCATAATTACATCCATAACATCTATAATTCCACGAACACGTATCATTAGTAATTTTTCTTGCAGGAATAGATAATGATTCAACATCGACTTTTGTTGTTAATTCCAACTCTACTAAATTTAAATTTTCTGCAATCTTTGCGTTTACCACAAACCTATCAAACGCTATATAAGTATTAAAACTAGATATTCCATATGGATTAATGTTATTTTCAAAATTACTAACGTCTAAATCTTTAGCTAATATTTTTTTTCTATTAAAATTTTTACCTATAAGATCGTTTCTGTCTTGCAACACTTTAGAAAAATAATTATTTATATTACCGATTTGCAATTTAGGTCTACTTTGCCTACCGTCCGAGGAGGTTTCATAAGAAGAAAACTCACAAGGTATAAAAATATATTCTTTATTTTGGAAAAATAAATTTTTGTTAAAATTCTTAGACCCATGAAATCTTAAATACCCTTCGTTAGATTCCAATTCTATTTCAAATAAATCTAATATTACATAATTATTAAGTTTAAATAAAGTGTTCATTATAATGATGATATTTTACCAGCTAAATTAAAAATATTTGGAAACCTAACTCTATCAGTAATATTTAAATAAGAATTCGAAGCTATTCCTGTAAATAATTTCATATAACTTTGCAATAAATGATTATTAACTTTTCTATTTTCATCATTAAATAGAACTCTATTGTAACATAAAATATCAAAAAAACTAGTAGACATTGCAGTGTCGTTATTTTCTAATCTAAATGTTGTAGATAATATTTCTGAAATAAAGTTATTTATATTTCTTGCTGATGATTCTGTACTAAAATTTAAATCATAAAAAGTATGCAATTGCCCGTTTACGTATATTGTATAAACCGATCCAGTTCTTTTTATATTTAAAATGAATGGATATATCGTGAAAGAACTAGTATTCAAACATTTAGACAATTGATAATATGAATTTGCAGCCCCTTTATTGAATAAAAAGAAATCTTTTGTCGCTTCATTATTAATTTTAAAATTGTACAATAAAGAAGTGAAAAAATTAAAAGTATTAGACTCTGCAAAATTATTAATAGAAACATTTGTATCAGTGAATTGTTTGAAATTTACGTGTTTTTGGCTTATCTTGGTTGCGTCTGCATACCAATTTATCAAGTTGAAGGTTTTTGGTGGAGTCATTGTTCCCCCAAAACAACCAACTAGATACAAATCAAAATTCTTACAAGTTGATGAGCCAGAAATAAGCCCAGAAAGAGAACCGTTTGTAATAGTTAAAGCTCTGTATCCTGTTGAATTAAAATTAGAATTATATGAAACTCCTCCGCTTAACGTATTTAAAGTAAAAATTGTTGAAGCGTTATTGTTTTGTGCTACCCAAGATGACGAGCTTGTCAATAAAGAATTTTCTAATCTAAAAATATAATCAGTAGGTATATCAGTGTTGTATAAAGAATACCTTAACGACGAATTAGAGTATTTTTTAATTAAATTTCCAGCTTGAGAAACTGCGCCAGGCATACTTACAAAACTTAAACCTCTTGGATTACCATCTATAGGAAAACTATTTACGTCAGTGTATATTTCAGGTTGATAATACTTATCTCTACTAAAACTAAAAGTAGAAATCTGATCTAAATATTTAAAATAAAAAGTATTAGAACCGTCTTCTCCATATTCTGATTTATTTGAGAAAAAAGAAGCAACAATAGTAGACGATGTAGTAATTGCGTCTCCATTTCTAACATGAGTGGCTTGTCCTCTAAATAGATCATATTTAGTATTTATTCCATATTTATTAAAAGCTCCATTTAATTGATAAAGAGTCCCTTTTATTAAATTATCAGAACTTAAACCATAAGCCTCACCAACTCCTGCAATTTCAGCTATGCCAGCTTTATTACCACCTCCACCAGCAGCTATGAAACTATTTTTTTCCGTATAAATATTATAAATAAAATCTTTTATATCCTTATCTGTTTTAGCGTCTAATTTTAATACATTTCCACCAGATTTTGAATCTGATAATGTTGGGTTTGTTTTATTGTATTCTGCTGTTGTTTTGTCTAACACGCTTTGTAGAAACCCTTTTTTATCAGTATTCATCCACACATCAGAAGTAATAATATCTCCACCTTTTCCAAAGTTTCCAATTATATTGCAATTGTAAGGTATGTAAAAATTAATAAAAGTACCATTTGCATCTCCCGTGAAGTTTTGTAATACTACATTATTTAAATCGACAGCATAACTATTTTCATCTTTAGAAGAGAACGTTGAATTTCCTGGAAAATAAACATTTATACCGGAATAAAATGTAAAATCAGAAATTGTTTGATTTGTTTTTAATATTTTTTGTGATAAATCGTAATTTATGTAATTACCATTTTCTATATAAACGTTTAATGCTTTTTTCTTGAATTCAATGTTTGGTTTAACTCCAGAATTTCCATTAATAACTTCTTCAGACAACTGTTCACTAACCGAATCTATACCTGTAGCATAAATACTTATTCCAGTATTGTTAGTGCTATATGTATAAATTCTTGCATAATAACCAGTGTCTAAAATTAAAGTTGGAAAATCTTTTTTAGAAACATTTACTGTATTTTCTAATTCTGGATATCCATAAAAAGACGCAAATTTAGGATTGTTTGTCGTGTTTTGAGCGCTAATTATTCCAGTCGTAAAAACGGTATTTGTTACAAAATCAGTACCTGTTGCAATATCTAATTGATATCCTGTAAAATAATAATTTTTCAAAGATCCAGTACCAGTTGGAGGTAACCAGCTAAAATCATAATTAATTCCATTATTTACATCGTAATTTTTTAAAGCTACAAATTTACGCACTGCTCCTGCTGTATTGGTTATTATTCTTGATCCAGTTGCATTTATTGTTATTAAACCGCTTGGATCAATAGCTCCATCTTCAACAGATTGACTAAAGATTGTAAAATCCGCTGTTTCATCAGCCGCAGAAGCAGTGATTGTTGGTTTATAAAATATATAAAAGACTCCAGTCGAACCGTTATTAATTATTAATTCAGAATTAGATGTAGAAAAGACATTTGTATTATTTTTGACATCAATAGCGTACTCTACATCAGAATTTCCACTATTATAAATTACTACTGGATAACTAGATCCAAAACCCGTCAAGCATTCACCAATATGTTTTCCTGTTGTATTTACATATGTCATAATTTTATTAACGTATTAAAATATATGTCCGACTCTGTTAAACCTTTAAATTCTATAAATTTGACTGAAAGATCATGATTATTTTTAAATTTATATGAATGATTCCATTCTGGACAATAAACATTTATTAATTTATTATAAGGGGCTGGCAATGTCATTTCAAAAATTTTAAAACCAGCATTCGAATCTAAAAATTTTAAAATAGCTTCAGTTTCTTTATCAGATCTATTTGATAAATTATATGTAAATTCTAAATTAGTTTTATTAATTCCATAGTTCTCATAAGCAGCGGCAGAATTATTGAATTCTGTTTTTGTAAATTTTGGAGAAATTGGAATTTCAAAATCTAATTCTGGTTGAAAATAAAAAGATCTTGTAAATAATGAATTTGCTCCAGAAGGTCTTTGCGTATGTGCGGGAATAGTATTATCTATTCCAGTATACCAATAATAACCTTTTTGACTTTCTGCATTTGTATTATAATAGACTACGTCATTCTTAAAATAAGATTTAGTTTCGTTAAAAAAAGAAGTTACATCTTTTCCAGTAACCTGAAACCCTCTATAGTCTAAACTAGAATCATAAGCTGATTCGCATTTGATTGAAATCTTATTTAAATTAGCTTCTACCGAATTATATTGCAAATCAGAAAAATAAATTTTTGAGTTGTTTTTATATGGAAAGAATAAATCTATTTTAACATTTTCATAAGAATCAAGAATATTTTTAGGAGTATATTCGAAAGTGTTTTGAAAAAATCCTATTAGACATTTAGCTTGAATATCAGTAAGACCATCATAATTTAAATTAAATTGTGAATTTAAATTATTTATATTAGGTATTACATTTGTAAAATAATTATCTCCATAGTTCATTCTTTCGGCTTTTGTAGAAAAACTGGCCGAACATCCATATGTTTTATTAAAAACAGAATCGATTTCTTTTGTTAGATATTGAGATCCAGTTATATTTATTGGAGAATAACGATAATCAGAAACAGTAAAATTAGATTTACAAATATATAAGCCATCATCATTTGTAAAATGTTTTTCAAAAAGATATTTTTCTACCGCCAATATATCATCATCAGTTGGTGTTTTAGCAAAACCCAATATTTCATAATAAGAAATATCTGAACCATCATAATTAAATACATTATTTTGAGAAGGATGATTATTATTTGCCGCGCCTATCATTAAACCACTGCATCCAGAATTGAAATGATTTGTGCTGTTTATATTTAATAATTCATATCCATTGTTTCTTAATCTTAAATTATTTGTCGTATCATTTTTTATAATAGAAATAATGTTCTTATTGCTCAATACCTTAGAAGCAGAAAAAGCTGAATTTACATTTAATGGATTATTCTCTGCACTTCCTGTTGCATTAATGACAAATTGTTGAGAACCAACAGAAGTATTTAAATTCCATTTATATATATCAGTATTACCGGAGATCCCTAAAAAACCGCTGCTTGCGCAATCTGTTGGATATCTTGAAGCGGCGTATAAATCTGTATCAATTATACTTGCTATGTTTGGTTTTATTGTAAAGCCGTAATCACCTCTTCTTAAATCATCAAACTCATAAACAATAAACCAACAACGATCCCCAGTCAAAAAACCAACAAAACCGTCGCCAGTGGTAAATAAACTATTAAGAGTAAAATTTGAAAAATCAGCTTCAAAACTAACACAATTTTTATTTTGATTATAAAAAGGACGATTTTGACTTGAAGTGGTATTATTTAAATCTTGACCTATTTCATGACCTACAGCGTTATTATACCATTTATAAATACGTCCTGATGCATCAAATTCTAGATTATTTAAATCATCGAGATTGAACCATGCGTAAAGACCAGACAAATTAGTTGGATCTTTTAAATTGCCAGTAAAATATTCAAAGTCAACTAAATTATATTGCACATAAGAATCGCCAATATCAAAATTAGCTATTCCAGAAACTGAAAACTGCGTGTCTAAAAATTTACTCATAATGAATTCCTAAGTGGAGCAACCCTTTGGCTAATTGCCATAGTGCTTTGTAATATTCCATTTGAATCTATATTCAAAGATCTTGAATCCAATCTACCAGATATACTAAAAGTATTTAATAAATTATTATTATAATCTTTTAAATATATATCGCAAATAGATTCTATACCCTCAATATCTAAAACATTAGATTTTTTAAAATAATTACCATCAACTGATACCGCTTTTGCTTTATTTATTTTTGCTACTCTAAATGGCGTTATTTCACCATTTTTATAAAATGGAACTCTATCACAACTTTCATTATATGAATAACTAAAAATCTCAGAAAATCCAAAAACATTAGATAAATCAGATATATAAGAATTATTTGAATGAGAAATCTGTGTTAATTTTTGCACGGCTGGACCAGTTGGCCCACTTGGCCCACCTATATCATTATTCTTTAAATTATATGTACTATTTGTAGAGTTTATTTTTCCATACCAATCAAAATCAATACTTAATAAAATAGGAGAAAATTGCGATGCTGTAAAACTTATACTTTTAACATAACAATTTTCAACAGAAACGCCACCAAAACTACAATTTATACTTGACTCTGAAGAGTTTACTATATTAAGATAATTTGGTAACGATCCAGTAAGATAAAATTCTGTAGATAACGATCCAACCACAGTCTCTTGAGGAGCGTATCTCAATAAACTTCCATCAGCTAATAAAACTGGTTGAATATTAGATCTTAAAGAAATTTTAACAGATGTAGAATAAAAAATTTCGCTATTTATTCTAAAATCTAAATTTTCATATTTTATGAATTTACTCATTAAATAATAATGTATTTTAAAGAGCTTGTTACTTTTACTGGAATATTTAATGTTGTAAAATCCGACTTAAATAATCTAAATTGAAGCAACTGACCAGAAGTAAAACTTCCAAACGTAGTGAATACTATTTCAGCTATTTGATTAGTATTTAATGTTACTGTTCCACTACATTTGACATTAGCATAATCTCCAGTTGTATTTATATTGTTATAACCGTTTGTAGCCGTAACTGCTGGAGTTATTGCGTAAAATTGAAAAACAACATTAGTGGCAATCGTGTCTGATGTTAATAATTTTACTCTTTCTAATTTACCATTATACATTGACACTCCAAATGGAGCATCATTATTAAAGTTACCACTACTAACCGTAGAAGAACCATTAACACCGAAAGGATCTATATATATATTTGATGTGCCAGTTAAACTTGAATTATGCACTTCAATAAAATGACCTTTACAGTAAGAAGAGTTTGTTGTAAATCTCCCATCAATATCAAAATCACCAACTGTAGATAATTTTGCGACAACATTTGGGCTTGTTCCAAAATAACCTCCTTTTATAAAAACAAAATCATCTGATCCACCGAATGTTGTATCATTATATATATTGCCTATAGACCATTTATCTGTATCTACTGCACTATCATATCTAGAAAAAGTTGCAAATGAATTTCTTGGACCAGTATCTGCACCACCTATAGCTTTATTAGCAGCTATAATTATTTCACATGTTTTAACCGTTCCAGTGTTGGCGAAGTGAGCTACTGTTTCAGAAGATATTGTATTAACGTCTAATTTATATTGTGGAGCGCTTATTCCAAGCCCCAATAAACCTTCTCCAGCGTGACTATAAACTAAATTTGAAACCGAATCGTCATAAGATGGACCAAGGTAAGTTTTATTATTTATTACCCCAAAATATCCAGAATCAACTGTATTTCCTAAAGCTAAAGTTGTATTATTTGTATTACCATCTAATCTAGTTACTATTCCAGATCCGCTTACGTTTAATGGCGCATAAGGAGTTGTAGTATTAATTCCAACTTTTGGTAATAATAAATCATTATCAATATATATAGCATTATATCCTAATCTAATATCAGCTAAATTATTATAATTTATTGAAAATACTTCATCAGTAGCGTTAGTTTTTATTTCACCATTATACGGATCTAATATAATTGAATTCCCAGAATTTTGAAATTCAGAAAACTCGCCACTTACTAAAAATTTTCTTGTTAAAGCTCCAGTAGTTCCATGAAACGCAAAATTTCCACTTTGATCAACAACCATTAAATTAGTAAAAGTGCTGCCATTATTTATTGATGATTCTAAATATAATTTTGTATCATTAGGTTGTTTTGCTATTTGATAATACAGGTTTGGATCTGTTATAGAAATTCCAATTTTTCTAGCTGCGCTAGACGTACTAATTCTAATTTGACCTGATCCATTCGTTGCGCTTGTATTATCAGCAACATCTAATGATACATAAGGAGTTTTATCATTTACACCAACAAATCCATTACTACCACTTACTGTTAAACCAACAAGACCCGCACTTTCAAATAAAGAAATACCACTAGCGTTTTGTGCTGTTAGATAATTAAAAGACTTGGCTAATTCAGATCTTTCTATTTTATTATTATTGGCGGACGTAGAATCTGAAACTAAAAAGATATCTGTATCTACAACAGCGCTTCCTAATTTTGCCGATAAGCTTGAAAGTGTTATTGACATATTTTAATTTAAATATCCTTTGTAATTAAGTTTTACACTTAAAATCTCATCCGCATTCGAATTAAATTCTTGAGACACTAATTTAACATTATTAAAAGATTGATTAAACAAAGAAACCCCAACAGATGTCCTAGCCACAATTAAATCATCTATTCCAACATCTAAATCTTGATTTGAATCTGCCAATAAATTTTGATCTTGCAGAACAGCGCCAACAATTAACAAACTAAACGAAGAATCAATATCATTATTTAATTGCTCGTATAATTTTCTGGATTGAAAATCATCAATTTCAATATTAAAACTTACGCTTATTTCTATAGGAAAATCACACAATACCTCATATGGAATATAATTATTTGATGTTTGCAATGTATAAATTGGTTTTTTAGGAGAATTTATAGAATAATCGAAATTAGTTATTCTATTAGATGAAGAGCCGCTACATGTTATACTTATGTCTTTTACCTGCGGAACAGTAACGTATCTTGCTTGTCTAGTGCCTGATGCTGAGTATCCAGATCCTATATCTCCAAAAACTTGAATACTCATCGAAGTCTGTGGAATATCACCCACCGAACAAGACAAGCCAAAAGAACTTAAATATCCACTTTGAAATCCTATTGATCTATTATTATAATTTATGCTTCCAGCAAAACTAGGAGCTATTAAATTATTTTTTTGACCTGTAAAATTTAAAAACGGCTCATTATATACTAAATATTTATTAACATTAAATTCAGCCGTAGGTACATCCGCAATTACTTGTTTATTATACCCAATTCCTATTGTGTTAATTGGCGCATAATTAATTGAATACGAACCATCAACTGATATAACCCCTGAAATAGCTTGGCCGTCAAGATAAAAAACATTTTCATAATTAAGTATTGTATTTTTCATTTTATGCTTTTCTTGTACCAGCTAATGAACCGCCAAATCTTTGTTGTTCACGAATAACATCAAGAACTGCTCCATATATTTTAGTATTAAGATTATTTGATAATTCAACATCTTGCTGTTTATATGTTGAACTATCTGCTCCCATTTGTATAGCACCGTCTCTATTAACTGAAGTATTAAAATTAAATGAATTACTAGCATTACTATTATTAACAGTATTAGAATTATTAGCTACAGCAGATGTTCCCCCGCCTTGCATTCCTACATCATACTGTTTAACCATTGGGCTATTATATAATCCACCTTCCATATAACCAGGAATTGTATCTGATAAACGAGAACCTATTGAACCACCAGTCTGACGACCCATAGGTTTTGTAACTAAAGCTCTATTTGGCCCAAATGATGGTCCTGATAAAAATGAATTAAATCCTGATTGTATATTAGTTGGACCTTTATACTCAAAATTATTTCCTAATAATCCAGATTTTTGAAATTTAGCTAAAGACCCAAGCTCTGAATTTGTCATTCCAGCGCCTCCAGTTGCATTTAGTTTGGCGGATAAAGTTTGAGCTTTACCGGCTTGGATATTTCCCATTTTATTAGATATTCCAGCGCCTATTCCAATTGTTGCTATAGAAGCTACAATAGATCCAACCATTTGGGCTGTTTGAGCTTGTCTTGCGCGTTTCTTTTGTCTGGCTTGTTCAGCCTTTTGTATTTCAGCGTCACGTAATTCTTTGTATAATGAACTATTTTCAAGACCAAAAGTAGTCATACCATCTTCCATTGACTTTATATCACTCAATTCCGCATTGAACGCTCCACCACTAGCGAAACGAGGCGCAGCAGAGAAATTCAAAGTATCAAGAGCGGCAGGACCACCCATTGCCATTACCGCTCTTCTATTTAATACATATTCACCATTCTCAAGCATGGCTGGATATTTATCTCCAGAACCAGTTCCAGAAACATACATGCCAGATTGTGCGCGTACAACACCTCCTTTTTGAGCCGTAAATAGACTTTCAATTCCTGATCCACTTATCAATTTTGAAACACCAACCTCCATTAATCTATTACTAATAGTATCTAAGAAATTAGCAGCAACACCTAAAAGAGCATCACCAAGATTATCAGTTTCTTTTACTGCCGCTTTTATAGCATTTACCATTCCATCTCTAAAAAGCATAGGCGTATCTTTTGCCAATCTATTTAATCCAGTATCAGCATCTTCTTGTATTTGATCGAAACCTTCTTTGAATCCCATCCTTATCGATTGTCTATCTTTAGCTTCTTGTCTAACTTTACTATTCAAAATGTCTTGTATTGAACGCATTTTATCTAATTCATCAACATTAGAATTTAATATGCTATTAATTTCTTTTTCTGTATCTGCTAATGTTTTGGCGGCTTCACCTTGCAAACCATATTGATTTCTAATATTCGATAATTCTGAAACAAAAGCTTTAGCTTGATCAACATTAGTTACCTTGCTTGTATCAAGATTTGCTATAGCTGTTCTAGCTTTTTCCGCTCTATCTGTTTGTTCTTTATTTAAAGGTCCATAAGATCCTTCTTGAAGCAAAGGATTTATACTTTCTGCTTTTATTTTACTTCTATAGGTTTCAAATTGACTCAACTGTTGTTGAACGTTTTGAGTTGCTTGTGCATTTTGACGGCGCTGTCTTAATGCTAAATTTTGTTCATCAAAGCCTATTTGTTTTTCAGCTTTTCCTGTGACTCCTAATCCAAAGAAATTTGCTGGTCTAGATTTTGCAGCCTCTAATCTTTGCTCTTCAATTTCAATTGTATTTAAAATTCCTCTTTGAGCTTTTTCAATTTGCAATAAAGTATTAAGGCGATATATATATGCATTATTTATTCTATCGTTTACGTCAGCAATTTTGATATCAGCTTGAGAATTTGATTCAAAAATTTTAGATTCTTTATCAAGACCAATTAATGTTTGAGATATAATCCCCATTTGTTCTTGCAAAGGTTTATATAAAACTGAAGTTTGATCGATATTTGAAAAGATATATTCTAAATTTTTTCTAAAACTCTCTAATGAAGCTGGATCATTTATTTTATCAAGCATATCATCTAAATTAAATAAATCTGTCATATCAGATATATTTACTTTATCAACACCTAAATTTTTATATAAATTAGGTTGTTCTGATATAGATACTTTTTCAATTTCTTGAAATGCAGTTTTTATTGGGGTTAATATAGGAAAAAGTGTACTTTTAAGTTGCGATTTTACGTTTCCTAAAGTATCCGCCCTTGTTAAAGACTGTCTTTCCATCATCAATCCTCTATTTTGCATTATAGTTTCTCTATTTATTCGGCCTTCAGATACTCCAAATCCAAAACCAGGCGTTTTTCTAGTATTTTGTAAATCATTCTCTCTTATATCAATGTTTGCTTTTTGACCAGCAATAGAAATTGCTCGTTTTGTATCGCTTTCTATTAATTTATTTTGTAAGATTAATAATCTTTCTGTACTTTCTGCTTTTCTTTTAGCAACATCGTTCTCAAGAGCGCTTAAAGAAAGATTTTCTTTTTTAGTTTGAATTAATAACATCAAAGAATCTCGCTCTTTTTTTAATTCAGCGTTTAATGATTTTACCTCGTTTGGATCGACATTTTTATATCCCGCTGCGCTTGTAGCTTCTACAGAATTTGTATTTTTAATTAATTCATTTATTTGGCTTAATTGTTGTTCTGGAGATGAAGTTTTAAAACTTTCAATTAATTTTTCAAGTTTTCCAAGCGTACCAGCATCAGATCCACCTAATGTTTTAGGTAATTTTGAACCAATATTTTGTTCAAAATCAGAGGTGAATTTCATTCTAGATGCTTCTGTTTTAGTTTGAGTTTCTCTATTTCTAGAAGATATTTCTCTTGAAGCTTTTTCTAAAGGAGTTGAAATAGAATCTAAATAATTATTAGCGGCATTTTCCAATATCTTAAACCTACTTGATTCAAATTCCATGTTTTGAAGTTGAGAAGCGATGTTAAATACATAATTAGAAATAGAGTCTTCTATTCTTTTTATGATTGGTCGCGCATTAAATTGTTGTTTTTCAAGCTGTTGAGCGGCGCTTTTATATTTATCATTTGTAGCGTCAAAAAACCTCTTCACTAAAACCCCGCTATTAGCTACAAAAAAATCTCCTTCGACTCCCATTTCATCTATTACATTATCAGATAAATCCGCTAACTCTTTAGCAATCGTTTCTGATATATTATATTTTTTAGCTATCGCCGCTAAATCAGATTCGGATGTATAACCTTGCATTTCTTTTTGAAACTCTTCCATAAATGCAGAAGAATTTTCGGCAGTTAATCCGCCCTTTTTGAGTAAATCAAAAAAACCTTGAAATTGCACGAAAGATGTCTGCAAACTTGCTTCTGTTTCTTTTATATCACCAGAGCCTTGCTGAATATTATATCCTTTTTTTGCTAATTGATTTGATCGGACTGGTATTGTAAAAGATAATTTATCACCACTTTCTTTATAAGAAGTTTTTAAATTATTTATTGATTTTACCATATTTGCAGTACTAGTAAAATCTTCAATAGCTTTACCCATCTTATCTATATCACCACCTGCTTCCATAAATTTTCTTCCTAATTCAGGAGACTCTTTTGATAAATTTTGAAAAGTTTCTGATAGTTTAAAAGAAGCTTGATTTAATAAAGATGGATCTGATATAGAACTAATTTCTTTTAATTGCTGGATGTAGGAACCACTTGAACTAATAATATTATCAACTTGTGCTTTATAAAATTCTGAAGACTTCTGCAAGTCTTCTAACGAATCTTGAGAGTCATAAGCGGCTTTGCCTAAACCAATTAAAGCTCCAATTGCTGCTCCAGCAGCAGTTCCTAACCCTGGAATCATCGATCCAATTTCAGCACCAGTTGTTGTAGCAGTTAAAACTCCACTAGATGCGCTCGATGCAAATTTTTCAGCAGTACTTAACTGAGATCTATCTCTGCCTCCTTGAATAAGATTTTCTAACTGACCACCAATTAAAGCTCCACCCACTACACCAGCAATTCCACCTAATTTTGAACTTGCAAATTTATCTGCTTTTGCTCCTTTTGCGCCAAAAAACTTTTCAGATAAAGATTTAGAAGTAGATGTATTTGCAGTAGTTTGATTAGCGGCGTTTCTTTCTGCATCAGCATGAGCTTTAACTTGTTTTAACAACTCATTAAAAGATGCTGCCTGTAAATTATAACTTTTTAATATTTTTTGTACTGCTGAGTTTATTTGAACGTTATTGGTTTTTAATAAATCTATACTTTTTATATAATTATTAATAGCAGTATCAATTGAATTTCTACTTGTTACTCTTCCAGATCTCTCTCTAATTGCTGTTCCAGAAGAACTAAAATCAGCAAAGTTAGGAATATATCCTTTACTCATCAATCCAGCATTCTTCTGTCCTCTCATTGAATCACTCAACGCATTACTTAAACCACCATGATCAGATATTGCGGAACTGAATGTTGGCTGACTCTTGTTTCTAATGTGTGGGAAAGGCTTAGTATCGAATACGGCTTTTTCTCCGCTCATGCTTTCTTCTAAGCCCATTACTGCTTGTTTATACGCAAAGTTGGGAATAAAACCTTTTGCAGCATTCATTGCCAAGAACTCAGGATCTTTTACATAATTATTTAATAAACTATTTGTTTCTGCGGACAATGCTTTTACAAGATCAGGGCTATTCTTCAATATTTGAGAATAACTTGTTGCAGCTAATTCAAGAAAGTTTTTACCAAACTCAGATGGCAATTGATTTTCATGGCCAGTTTCATTGAAAACCATGACACCTTCTTTTATTTTAGCCGCTTGTTCAGGATCAGTTTGAGCAACTCTCTTTAATTTATCATTCATGTGTTTAGCAACCGAGCCACCTGATAAATTTTTTTTCGGAAAACCTTTAAAATCAAGACCGATAATTCCATCATCTTGTAAAAGAGCGTCATCAAATGCAGTTTGACTAGATTTTGCTCTAGGTTGCAATACACTGCCTCTAACAAATTCACCAAATATATTGGATTTATTTATTAATTGTAATGCTTTTCTACTAAAAGTTTCATATAATGGACCGAAAATATTAGGATCACCATTTTCATCTGCACCTTTAGCAGTGCTTCTAAAACCAATTTGTCTAAATGTATCTACATCACTAGCTTTAGATATTCCTAAAGTAGGTTGGATTTTATCAAAAGCAGCATTACCAAATTTCTTAAACCAAGGAATTCTTATTGCACTTGTAGGAGGAGCAAAATTAGGAATAAAACCTCCAGACTTATAGTCCAAAGCTAATTTTTCAGCAGTTTCTTTTTTATTTGAACCTTTAGCTACATACGTCTTTTCAAGAGGAACTTTAGTGCGATCTAAGAAAAGATTTGAAGATATTATGTCTTTATCGCTTATGCCACTAAGTCGTCCCGCAATCGATTTATTTTTTGCAATTAAATTTCTTTTATTTGTTTTGTGTACAACGTTCTTATCAAGCCCACCTGCTGTTTGAGGTAAAATCACAGACCCGCCTTCTACTGTAGGCTTGACATACCAATTGCCTGATCTAGTACTCTTAATAGTAGCGTTATTAGACCTTATTATTTTAGAAATATAGCTGTCTAAATTAATAGGCTTTTCTGATAATTTAGCGTCTCCCCAAAAAGTCTTATTATTTAAGCCTAGTTTTTCCTTTACTTGTGGATCTTTAAACTCAAACGGATTATAATCTAATATATCGTTGTCTTCTAAGTACGCTTGTTTTAAGCCAATAGCAATCGCTATTGTATTATCAAAAACTTTTCCAGCATCCATCTTTGCTAAATAATTTGAAGCAAAATTAGGCACAAATCCACTATTCATATACGGATCAACACCCGTTCTACTTATAGCGTTTTGTCTATGTGCGCGGCCAGCTTTTGATCCAGCAGGAGGATTAATAAAAGGTTGAGCAAAACCGGGGACGTATTTAACATCTTCCGCAGTATTCATTACTCCACCAACAGGAGATTTCACTACTTTACCGGGAGCATAACCACCAGCTTGTGCGCCAACTGTTTCAGCCATTCTTGTTGCAGCAGGAATATAACCTCCTGCGCGAGTGACCTGCAAACCACCAGATCCTTTTACTCGCACACCTTGACCGGCTAATTGAGTGGCTAATTGTTTTGCAAGAGTTGATTGTATTTGATATTCTGCTGTCTGTTGTCTGGCTAATTGAAGCAGCAACTGAGCTTGTGCAGCTTGATTGCCCATAGAGCCAGCAAGAGCTTGCGATACCGGCCCTTGTTGCTGCATGATTTGCAAAATAGATTGTTCAATATTTTTTCTATTTTGAGTTTCTGTCGTGATACCAGCGATCTGAGGCAAAGCTTGAGCAAGATAAGTGAAAGAGTTTTGTATTAACTTAAAAAGCGTAAAGAAAGCAGCGATAGCGCCGGGACCAGCTATTATATTACGAATACCTTTTAATAAACCATTAGCGAAAGTAGAACCAACTCCTTCTCCTTCAAGAATTTCGTTCATGCTTTCGACAAGTGATTTCAATTGTTCTGTACCATATCTAGCCAATGGTTCAAATGTTACTTTACCAATATTATTTGCTAGTTGTTGTGTAGAAGTGGCAGTTTGCTTTAATAAAGCGTCAAGAGTTTGATTTAGTTTGGCGGTAGCGATTTCAGCTTCATTTGTTGCTGATGCGCCTCTTTGTAAAGCTCCAGCATACACGCCTTGAGATTTATTTAAATCACCAACAATAGCTTTAAGAATGTTAACTTGATAAACACCAGCGACTTGTTCAGATAACTGCGCTCTTTGAGCGTCTCCTAAGTTTTTATAAGCACCTGCGAAATTTTGTAGAATAGAGACTGCTGGTAAAGTATTTCCTTGTACATCTCTTACAGCTATATTGAAAGCTTCTAATTGGTCAAGAGTATCAGTACGTTGTAAGCGAGTAAAAATTGTTTTTAATGCGTTACCAATAACCGCGCCGCCTCTTGCTGTACTTTGTTGAGCGGATGTAACTAATGCGTTTAACTGATCAAAACTAACTCCTGCTTCTTGCGCCGCTTGACCTGTACGAGACAATGCTTCAGCCAAGTCTCCTGCGCCAACTGCGAAATCCTGTTCGACAGCTACAAGTTTATTTAATATTTGAGTTGTTGTTATTCCAGTTGCAGAAAAACCGTTTATAGTAGAAGTTAAAGCGTCAACAGAATTTGCAGTGCTAATTCCAGCGACTCTTGCTAAAGTTAATGCGTCTTTTGTTCTTATTAAAACTTCTTCAGCTTTTAAACCTTGACGAGAGAATTCAAGAGCAGCTTTAGACGCGTCATCAAATGTAGAAGCCGTTTGTTTACCAACGCTAAATAAATCTGTACTAAATTTTTGTAATTGACCAGTAGTTAATCCGAATACACGATTAATATCAGCAAGATTCTTTTCGACATCAATAGTAACATTAGCTAGTTCTTTAAAACTACGAATAACACCACCAAGAACAGCGGTTGAAGCTCCGAAGGCGATAACGCGAGCATTAGAAGCGGCAAGAGCCGCCTCAAAATCCTTAACATCACCAGTCATTCTTCCGAGCGGCTGAGAGAAAGCTCGTTGATTAACGCTTAAATTAACCTGATTGTTCTGAGCGAATTTTTGATTGTACGCTTGAACACCAGCTTGAATAGAAGCTGTTAATGCTGCTTGATTGGCGGCGACATTGATTTGAACGGCCATATGCTTTATTTACACGTTAAAATTACTATTAACCGAATATTTTCATCATATCGTCCATACTCAATGAGCCGCCTTTCTTTTTGGCTTCGTCTGCTAAAGATAAAGTCTTTTGACCTTTAGCCTTTAATCCTATATATTCAAGATCTTCTGATGTTGCGCCAACTATTGAAGTCGCTTGGTTTTCTTTATTATTTCTGTTTTCAATTGTCTTTTTAGCGTTTTCATTAGCATTGACATAATCGATAATTTTATCAGGATCATCTTTAATATCTTGAGGCATTTTATCATTTTGCTGAAAAACATTCTTAAAAAATCGAGCATAAATAAGTAATTTTACTTGATTATAAGTAAGCTCGCACACACATTTACCAAAGAATTCAGTAGGATTTTCGGCAAAAGGCATATACAAATTGAAAAAATCTTGTAAAATTAGATGTTGAATTGTGTTGTCATTTATGTTTTTGTATACCTCTGAGTATTGTTTTATAATACAAGTAAGAGTTTCAGAATCGATATTATCAAACTCATCTTCTTCGAAAGCTTCTTGACTTAACTTTTTATCTTTATACAAACATTTCAATATATAATAATCATTAACTCTTTCTTCGGCATAACTTTCGGCGGTTCTTTGAAAGAATGCTGCTCTTGTATTTTTTAAATCGTTTAAACGTTTTTGCGCCGATTCAATATCATTATTAACTCTTGTTATTTCTGATTTTAGATATAACGCTTTCTTTTGTTTATTGAAGTTTTCTATTAAATTTTGTTCTTGTGTTATTAAAGATTCTTGTTTATTTGACCATTGTTTTTCGTCAACCAACCGTTCTAAAGTTTCATTATTCGTAGGAACGCCGCGTTTTTTAGCTTGATCAAAATAGACATCATAAATTTGATCAATATCGACTTGATCTTCCAAAGACAAATGCTTTAAATAAAAAAGATTCTCTAAAACTTTAATCTCAGAGAATCCATTTTTTATATCCCTAAAAGCTTTTTTGTATTTACTCTGTTGGGACTGTTCCATCTATTTCTCCAATGATTCTATCGAATTCTTCTTTTTCTGTATTGCTGGTAAAGAACCAGTAACTAATAACACTAGCTAGTTTACTATAGCATTTTTCATAAATTTCATTCTTATTCTCTTCGTAATCAAACATGACAGATTCTTTAATTTCAAATGTCTTGCCGGGAAATAGCCATTCATATTCAGGACTCTTTTTACTATTATCCTTGAATTGAGTTAGACTTAGTACATACCAAAGAATAGCTCTATTTTGAGCTTTAATGTCGGCAGTATGATTAAACAAAGTCATATAACTCGTTTCTTTTTCAATAAGAGTCTTACGACGTTGAAGAATTTCAGAAGTTACTTTTTCAATCTTTAGCTTGTAATCTTCATCGCGTTCCGATTCTGGTTTTAGATTAAGAATAGTTAGTCTACTTTGTAGATCTCCAATTTCTCCAGCGGCAGAAACCATTATCTTCGCGTCATTGTCGCTGATCAAACCACCAGTATCACTATACTTATTTAGCAACATCGCCTTTGTTAAAATTCCATTTCGGATGCATCGGCTCATTTCAATACTGAATTCCATGTCAGCTTCTTGCATTTGTTTTCTATTTGGCTGAAGAATGTGAATTTCTATTGGAATTTGTTTCTTAACTTTTTCCTTATAAGTGCGAACGACCTGTTCGCCTTGTTCGTTTGTAACCGTTTCAGTCTTATCCTCTTCGACTTCGGCTGTTTTAAAAATGTTGAAACTATACAGTGACTTTGACATAATTTATTTATATTAATATATATTCTATAGTTTTTCAACCAGTGTAAAGGTATATATGGCTACGAATCTTATATCTGCTTCAGAAAGAATCGCGCTTAATGCGGTTATTGATGATGTTCATGAGACTTTTGCTCGCGAAATCACTGTTTTTAAAGAAGCCTCACAGATTGTAATTATTACCGACCCTAACTTTAATCCATTATATAATACCGCTGGTCAAACCACTTCATATGTAAATACACCAGTTTATAAGACATTTAAAGTAAGAATATTTTATAACGACGACGTTAGTAAAAAATACTGGAACGAATCAGGACTAGCTTCTCAAATTAAATTAGAAGTCGTTGTTGGATCTGTAAGAATAAAGATGCGAGCAGAAGATTATGATTATATTAAAGATGCCCGCCGTTTTGATCTTGATGGAAAACGATTTGTATTGAATTCTTCATTTAGACCTCATGGTTTATTTGACAATCAATATTATACTCTTTATCTCAAACCTGACGCATAAAATATGGACCCAGATTACAGAAAAATAATGCAAGATTTGCAAGCCGACAAAGAGTATCAAAAAGAAGTTCATAGAATAGTTGAAAAAGAATTCAATAAAATAAAAAACCAATATTTACAAGAATTTCTTAATCATCCTATCACTCAAGAAATAAAAGGAGGCATAGACGCAACAAACACATCAGGAACTCTTGCCGGTATAACTAATTTATATTCTTTTATTGGGTTTGATGAAGGATCTGACCCCATAAAACCTATTGAAGATTTATTAGAGAAGTCTAATTATAGAATTGTTTTTAATAATAAAGCTTTAGATAGTACAATTATTTTTGATATACCTACCGCTGTGCAAATATTTGAAATAACGCCTATGCCTTGGGCAGTTGGCAGAAGTTGGGCGAGAGGAATAGAAACCGGAATATCGGGTCTTGGATATTATTTAAAAAAAATAAAAAACAGTCGATCTGGATTCGGTATTCAATCATCAACCAATCAAGTTAGACCGGGAACTGTTTTTAAAAATACAAAATACATATCTGATTTAATAAACAAATTCTCTAAAGATTTAAAAAGTTTAAATAAAATTACAGCATGAAACCGACATTTACTCATAATGTTATTAACAGTTTTTTTCTTTGGTTCGATAATTTCTTAATGACCAAAGGTGACGCTTATAAAACTTATACAACAAAACTATATAATTATCAAGATCCTCGACTTGGTGGAGATAAAGTTGTTTACGGATCTCCATATAAACAATGGGTATACGATAAAAATATAACTGGCGCAACAATACCATCTGGTTTCACAATTAATAATCAATTTGTATCTACTGGTACAAGCGGTATGAGAATTGATTTTGATAATGGCAGAATTATTTTTAATAGCGGAGTTTCAACGGGCCTGAACATAACCGGAACTTATTCAGTCAAAGAAGTAAACAGTTATATAACAGATCAGCCAGAAGATAATTTAATAATTGAAAACAAATTCGTAACAAATAGCAGATTCACAGTATCTGAAAATTATATTACTCCATATAATCCTGTTACTCCTTGTATATTCGCTTCTATTGAAACATCTCATAACACTGCATTTGCTTTTGGCGGTGAAGACGAAACAAAATGCATTATTAAAGTCGTAGCGTTTTGTGAAAACTTATATCAGCTAGACGGAGTTCTTAGCGTATTTGGCGATTCATATAATGAAATATTTAGTATCATACCAATGACAGGTCATCCATTAGGAGAATTCAATGAAATGAAAACTGGCGCATATCCTACAGGATATGATTATAAAAATTTAAACAACGCATACAATTCTCAAACGCTTTTTATATCCCATGTTGAAACTTCAAAGATTCGCGATAGCGTTATTAAAGAATTAAATCCGATTCTTCATATTGGATTTTTAGACTTTGAAATCAAAACTTATCGATACCCTCGATTATAATTTCACAAAAACAACCAATCACTGTAAAAAATATTAACAATTTAACAACAATTAAACAAATAAAAAACATATGGCAAGAAATCGTGTAATATACCAAAGTCAAGCTTTATTTATCGCTCCAAGTTCTACTGGAGTACAAGTAAGCGGAGTAGATAGCGCAGGTACTGGATTCACTGCCTCTCCATTTACTCCAACTGATACAGGTTCACTAGCATCCGGTATTTCTCTTCTAAAGAAGATGGATCGCATTCAAAATTGTAATTTTAATTTTACAATTAATAGACAAGATATCAATGAATTCGGTAAACTAGCTCGTATCGATTCTATTGTTATGGAAGCTCCAACAGTTGGACTTGATTTCAGTTATTATGTAACTGATGGCTATAATGAAAGATTAATGGGCTTTAATATTACTGGAGTTACTGATACAAATATCGTTAATGGCGCACAAGCTATTTCTGGATTACTAACTGATCTACAAGGTAATAATTATTACATTTTAACTGTAGATGAAGGTGAAGACGTTGTTGGCGGAACATTGACCCCAAATTCTACTATAGTAGGAATTGGTAATGGATTCGTTAGCGAATATAGTTTTGAAGCTTCTGTTGGAGCTATTCCAACAGCAAGCGTAACTGTTGAAGCTTTTAACATCAAATCTGATTCAGCCGAAACCGTCACAACCGTAACAACCGGAAATGCACCCGCAACATCAGTGGTTGGCGCAAATATAACCTCAATAACTGGAAATAGCGCAGCAATTAATCTTTTTGCTACTCCAGCTACTAAATTTACTTCTATTGGTTCTGCATATAAACTTGATTATTCAAGAGATTTCACTGGAGCAATTGGTGCTGCCGCTGGTGTTGATTTTACAGGATTCACCACTGGAGTAAGTTCTGTAAGCGCATTGCGTCCTGGTGATATAGTTCTTTCTCTTGGAAACAGCGTTGGTTTAACAAATCTAGCAGACGCTCATATTCAATCATTTAGTTTTACTCTTCCATTGAGCAGAACAATTCTACAAAGACTTGGAAATACATTTGGTTTCGCAAGAGTTGTTAATGTTCCTATTAATATGGATGTAAGTATTAGCGCAATTGTTTCTGAACTAAAAGATCAAAATCTTTTTGACGCTTTAACAAGTGGAACTCAAACTCTTTCAATTACATTGAAAAATAGCTCATCAGCAAATAAGATTGTTTATGAAATCAGAGGCGCACTATTATCTTCTGAAACATATTCTGAAAATCTTGGTGATAATCAAACTGTAGATTTAACATATTCAGTTCAAATCGGCGGCGCAAACGACACAACCGCTGGATTGTTTATGTCTGGAAGTTATCAAAACGAATTAGACTCTATTACATCAGGCTTCTTCAAGCTTGGCACTGGCAAGATCTAAAATAGATAACAATAAAAAACCCCAGTCGAAAGACTGGGGTTCTTTTTTTACTTATGGATGACCATATCCATATGGATAATAAAAAAATCCAGATCCTGTAAATATCGGCGAACCATCTTCACCAGCCACTTGCACAGGCGCAGCTTGATAAATATTGTAACTAGATACTAATCTTTCCATTTCTTCTCTAGCGTCATTAGCTAATCCGCGATATGTTTTTGCAAGTTCGTTTTTATTTGTACGCGTAATCATTGTGTCGCCTTCACGCAAAGTCACGAAATCTACAGAGCTATCTACTCCGCGCAAAACTTGGCGAGTCTTTTTTGTATAAAACTCATACAAGTACATTTGCTTATATATTGCTCTTTCTTCTTGTTGAAAAAACCCTGTTGGTTCAAAATTAGAATTTTGTACTGAATATTGGCTGTATATTTTTGTATTTAACAAACCAACATTATTAGCAAGCCATCCTGAAATATAATAAAATTGAGCATAGCCGCTATCATACTCAAATTCATTCGCGAATATTTCATCAGCTAAATCATGTACACTATAAGCTACCATATATATATCTTACACTTTTTTATTTAACTTACGAACTAATTCGTTGTATATCATTTTAGAATAATAACTGCTATTCTTACTTTGAACTTCAATATCAAACTTTTTGGGCGGCTCAAACACTTTATTAGTATCTTCGTATGTTGATTCGTTAATGGTATTCATAAATATTAAAAAATCAGGATCAAATTGATTTCTGGTTTTTTGAAACGGACATACAAAGTCGCAAATGACTATTTCATTATACTGACCGTACATGTCGGCCAAATCTTTCATTCTTTTACCTTGACGTTCACGACCAGCTTCACTGAAGTCCCAATCGTTGAATTGTTCACGAACTTTATCTGCGTTTAACCAATGACATTTATAATGATGGCTCAAAAGATAAGATAAATCTGCCGCTAATGTGGTTTTACCAGATCCCGGCAAGCCCATAATTAATACCTTTAAAAACGAACCAATTGGCATATTATATGGTATGGTTGAAAAGATATTTTTTCAATGTTCACTACCTCGGGCAGGTTCGACACTTTTACAAAATGTGCTGGCGCAAAATCCTGATTTTTATGCAACACCAACTAGTGGATTAATTGAAATCTTCCTTAATGCTAGAAATATTTATTCTACAAATATTGAATTTAAGGCTCAAGACATTAATGTAGTTGAACCAGCATTCAAAGCTCTTTGTAAAGAAGGTATGTTTGCATATTTTAACGCCATCACTGATAAGAAATATGTTATTGACAAAAGCAGAGGCTGGAGCGTTACATACGATTTTCTAAACTGGTATTATCCAGAACCAAAGGTTATTGTTATGGTTCGCGATCTGCGAGCAGTTGTGGCGAGCATGGAAAAGAAGTGGCGACAATATCAGCACATTGATGCTGGCCTTCAGAACTGGAACGAACTTCGTAACACTACGGTTGATAAGAGAATAGATTACTTTTTAATGCAAGCGCCGCCACTTGCTGTAAGTATTGATGTATTGTATGATACCGTTATGCGTAAATTAAGTAAGAAATGTTTATTTATTAAGTTTGAAAACTTCGCCAGTAATCCTCAAAGAGAAATGGAACGAGTGTACGAGTATCTTGGATTGCCGTTTTATCAACACGACTTTAATAATGTAGAACAAAAGACTTTTGAAGATGATCGTATGCACATTCCTTTTGGTGACCATACAATTCAAAAAGTAATCAAACCAGTGCCTAACGACTATATAGATATTCTTGGAAAACAGAACTGCGATAATATATACAACAAGTTTTCTTGGTTCTATAAAGCTTTTAGTTACGATTATTAATTTCTATAGATAAAAAAATAGTGTAAAATTAAATACAAATATGAGCGACCCAACATTCCCAATTATCAATCTACCAAGTGCTGTAGAAATTCAACAAGCTGCTAATACCAGTCAAATCGAAATCCTTCAAACCACAGACGACCCAATCGGTAAGACTGTAAAGAGTTTGGTAAAGATATCAACCACTCCTTACGCTCATAACTGGTATACAGTATGGTCTGGAGATACATATGATCAAGCTGGTCAATGGACGGACGCCCAATTGTCTGCCGCCATCGTTACTCTAGTAATGGCAGAATATCCTCCCGCTTTGACACGATAATAACTGTAGAAAACAATACTAAAAAAACATAAAATACCTCAAGGACATATTGTTCTTGAGGTTTTTTTATGGCTGAAAAAAAGAAAGTATTAATCGCAACTCCATCTTACGACGGTAAACTGGATGTTTATTATATCGACTCACTTCTAAACACTTTATCATTAGCTGAAAAGAATAATGTAGAAGTATATCCATTGTTTATTTGTTACGACTCTCTTATTCAACGTGCGCGAAACGATTTATTTAAACTTGCTTATAGTAACGATATTGATAATTTGTTTTTTATTGATGGTGATGTAGGTTGGAATCCTCAAGATTTTTACAAGCTGGTAAAAAGCGACAAAGATATTATCGGTGGATCTTATAGAAAAAAGACTGACAACGAAGAGCTTTACGTTGTGAAAGCTCTTGATAAAGATAATTCTAAATTAAATTTGAGCGTTGATAAAGACGGCATTCTTGAAGTGGCAGGTTTAGGTTGCGGGTTCATGAAAATTTCTCGCAAAGCTATGAACGCTTTATGGGAGATTTCCAAACCGTATACCTCAGAAAAAGGTGACACACGAATGGTATTTGAAGTCGTTTGTGAAGACGGCGATCTTATCAGCGAAGATATTTATATGTGTAAGAAGTGGCGCAATCTTGGTAATAGCATTTATCTCGATACCAACATCACATGTTCGCACACAGGCGCGAAGACGTTCGTAGGAGACGTTGGTAAATGGATCAACTCTTTTAAAAATCAAAATACCTTCAATCCACAACCGACAACCGATCTGTCTAAATATTTTGTAAAGAATAATGATGAAGATGATTTTAAAGTTCTTGTATGACGGATATTTACGCAGACATTATTTTATTTGATAGCATAGGTTCTTCATACGATGGAAATACCATGCACAAATGTGGAATGGGCGGCAGCGAGTTTCAAGCCATTTTACTTCTTGAAGAGTTAGCTAAAGAAGGATATAAAGTTATATGCCTAAACAATTCTAACAAAGAATCTTTTGTAAATGGAGTGTTGTATGCGCCAAACAAGTTGGTTGATAGTTATAAATTCAAGTGCAAGAATTTAATAATCCACAGGTATAGCGAAATTCCTAAAATCGCTCACAAAAAAGCATTCATGTGGGCAACCGATTTGAATGGCGTTCATAATCTAAAATTCTATAAACTATTTGAAGAAAAGAAACTAACTTTAATTACCCTCAGTAATTTTCATAACGATTTGTTTCCAAAATCTTGGGACAAGCATGTAATTTATTTCATGATACCTGATTGGGTATATGAGTATTCTATACCAGAGAACAAGAAAGATTATATATACGCCAGTAGTTTAATGAAAGGATATTCATCCACATTACCATTATGGAAATATCTAAAAAATGAAAAACTACTTAGTAAAACTGATGTATTGAATGTGTGTTTACCGGGATATGACAATCCGACCCAAGACATAAGCGAAAAAGATTATGGAATTAATTATCTTGGAACTTTGAAGTTTAAAGAAGTTATAGAACTGATGGCGAAATGTCGCGGCATGTTTTATGTCAACACTATGCCCGAGACTTTTGGCATAAGCGTTGTACTATCCGACATATTAAAGACGACACCGTTTGTTTATGGTATAAACGGTCTAGGAAGTTTATCTGAATTAATAAATAATAAAAATCTTACTACCGACATGCAAGAATACATTAATATGTTTAAAACTTATTCAAGCTTAAATGAAACGCCGCGAAACTTCCGCCCAAAGATGGTTATTAAATGGTGGAAGAAAGTATTGATTTAAGGTCTAATAAATAATAGACTTTCGGCAATCAATTCGTTCTTATCGTTCATAACTGTTTCGACTGGCATAATATAATCAAATTTTAGATCAAACATTTTGTTTAATATTTGATCTTTATTGCAGCCGCCTTCATTATAATTATTAAAAGATACTTCGGTGATAACAACTTTAGCGTTTTTAAAAGTATTTATACCGCCTTCTATAATATCTAATTCACTACCTTGAGTGTCTATTTTTATAAGATCGTAAATATCTTTCACACAATCATCTAATCTATAAATCGGCAACTCTTCGACTATCAAATTTTGTTCGTTATATGTTTGCGAGTTTTCTTTGTATATAGAATTGCCAGAACAAATTGCACTCCATTTTGTTTTATAAAATTTAGTTGTACCGTTGATTTTACCAAGCAATTTTATTTGATAATCGTAAAGTTGTTTCTGGTATAACTTTTCGCACTCAGCGTTTCCTTCGAATAATAATATGTTTGCGACAGGCCAGATTTGGCGCATAATGTCTGCCGTTTGGCAGACACTTGCACCGATATCTAATATATTTTTAGGATAAAATCCTTTGTCTCTGAGTAAGAAACAAATTTGAGAATAATAGTCATAAGAATAACCCATGACTATTATATAAAAAAAACTTAAGCATTAAAGCCTGGTATTGGATGGAATCCAGAAACACCGTTAAAGCTTGGCATTGGAGGAAATGGAGGTATAGTTATATTTGGAGCAGATGTCGGAATGGTGGGCCACACCGCTTGAGTAATATCTGGGATATCTAACATTGTACGCAACTGTTGTCTGAAATTTTTAAAATCAAGTTTCGCGGCATCAGACATTGGCGAATCAGACGACTGAGTAAAATCAGTTATCACAAGATATCTATCTCTTATTGTTCTTATGCTTTGTTTTAATTGTTGGGTGCGGATTTCTATTTCTGAAGTATCTGCGTTTTGTATTGAATAAGAAATTGTGCAAGTTTTTTCATTAATATTGAGTGTTTTGGTTTCTATCAATTTTTGATCAATGTTTATTGATGGTTTTTCATTAAAGATAGCGACCCAAAACGCTAAATTTGGACTACCTTGCCAAGTTAAATCAGATAACAATTCAGGTGAATTTTGTTCTAAAAAATTAAATCCACTTGTTGGTCCAAATGATTCCGGCAAATAATTTGGGCCTTGAATTATAGAGTAATTCTGATTATCGATTTTGGTGACTAAAAAATATTGTTTGTTGTTCATGTTCTTATATTAGATATTTATATTATGGTATTCCAAGTTTAGGTTTCAAGCTTTGAAGAATTGCATCAGCTTTAGCATAGGTAAATCCTTGGGGATAAGAATTATCTGAATATTCAAATCCTGATAACCAATCACCAATTAAAACATTTGGTAAATAATTATCATCAAAACCACCATATTTGCCAAGAGCAGGAGATCCGGCTGTAGTTAAATTTACTCCTCCGATGCTTGTGTTAACATAAGATTGTCCAGCACTACTGTAAAGCGCAAAGTATCCTGTATTAAAATATTGAGATTGACCTATTAATGCAATATAACGTCTTCCAGCTACTGGTGAAATGCCAGAAGAAACCGCAGAACCGTTCCTAGAAAAAACATAAGGAGTCACTCCA